TTTTTCTGACCGTTGAAGTAGAAAGGATGAGATGTAAAACCTAGCTTGTTATTAGCTTCTGTCCAATATTGCAAGCCATCGTCTGCACGAGAGTTGCGAATCATGTTAGGCCCGCCTGAGCCATTAGTCTGAAGCTCTAGAATCGTCTCTCTGATTCCGTCAGCTGTCTGCTTCATCTCGGCCTTGCTGACCGTGTTGTCCAGTTGCTGACCAATGCGGACTAGGTTCTCGTCGTTTGTGCGTTGGTAGTCGGTTGTTGTTTTCTTTAAATCTGTGATAGCATGTTTATTTGATCTAAATTTGTCTTGTAGATCAGAAATATTCTTTGTCTGAGCTTTAAAAAGCTGGCTAGCAGTTCCTAATCTCACATTCTGGTCTACAGATGCATTAATCTTATCCAGCAATTCTTGGCTATCAATGATTGCCCCAGCTTTCGTCAAGGCTTCGGAGGCTTTGTTCTCGGCTTGTTGGATAGATTCTGTGGATTGTTTCAGCTTCTCGTCAATGTCTTTCTTGACCCGATCCACATCTTCAGTATCAATGCGTTTCTCCCACATTTCACCATTCCAGACGTACATGCGGTCATATTGTCCGTTTTTTTCAAACCACAAATCACCGAGCTTGTGTTCTGTTCCTTCGGCTGGCTTCTGATACCATACCTTGTTACCTGACGCATTTAAGAGGTAATCAGGCAACCCACTTTCAATGGCTTTTTGCCGATTTTCTAGCGAGTCCATACGTCCTGATAGCCCGCCAGTCATAGCCGAGCGGATAGATTCTCCGATGATACCAAATTCTACAGATTCGTTGCGCTCGTTGACAAAATCGTAAACAATTTTAGTAACTTTTGCATCGTCCTCTGTAATCCCGATAGATGGATAGTAGACGGGTACGATGTCGCAGAACTCCAGCTCCTCAATGATTTTGTTATCTTGATAATCAAGGGTGCTTGCCAAGTCCACGTACTCAATCTTGGTATTGATTTTAGGAGCGCCAATCTTATTGTGCTCCATAAATTTCAACGCCATAGCTCTCAGCTTGTCAGGGGTTGGGATTTCCTTTTCCTTAAACTCGCTGGAGAAGTCCACTACTTTTATACGTCGGTTAGCGTACATGCTGATGTACTTGCTGTCTACATAATCGCCTGGTATCGTGACTGTAACTGGAGCTGGTGTACTGTCGCTTCCTTGGCTTTCTGGTGTGTAAGTAGCAAACGGATAGACCGAAGTATAAGACTCTTCGATAGATTCATCACTCTCAGCTGATATGATATTTCTACCGTATTCTAAGACTGTAGGAGCTCTTCTACCAAGTTGCTTGTGCAATCTAACTGTCAGGTTGTCGAACTCGTATTCACCGCCCCAGATGTCTAAAATAGAGCCCTCAACACCACCAAGAGCAAGATGCGCGTTTGTCATCTTGTCTGCGGTAAATGTTGTGCTCCCTGTTGTGTCAATGTCTGACCAAGTAGAAAAACGATAGTCGCCTATCAAGTTATTAGCCCAGATAGCAAGAGCCACGGAAGCCGTACCGCTTAGGTTGACTCCGTGACGCACTGCCATGTACTCTAGCTTATGCTTGATGTGGCTACCATAGATTTTTAAAACTCCGCTACTGTCCTTGACAATTCTGGATATTTCAAAGGTCTGATTCTTCGTCCGCAATCCAGCGTCTGCCTTGATTTTCATTTCTTTCTCTAAGATAGAGGCTAGAGGGCCATTAGCTGGATATTCTGCGTAAAACGTATAGAGACCGTTTCTTTCGCGGGTGACGTTTCCTGTTGTTACATCAATTTCTCCCAATCCGTAGGTATCGAATTGTTGCTCATTCTTATTAAATAAAATAGGCTTCAAATCTTCACCCCCCAGTTTGGAATTATTGAGACCGTAAAATTACCATCCCATGAAATACGGTTATTCTTTGGCTCTAAGTAAGGCATCTTATATTGTGGCGCTCTAACCACCTTATCCCAAGCAGGAAGCCCTCCGCTGTAGACTTGATTAGTCTGCATGTCAAGGGTTATTCCTCCTTGGATATCTTTCAACTTAGTCTGTCTACCGTTGATTGTAATAGTCGTCGTTCCATTTCCTGAGATAATAATCACAGGCTTTGCGTTTACATTGCCTTTGCCTTGAATCGTCTGACCGTTTGATACAGTCAAGCGATCCCTACCGTCTTTATAAAATTTGATAGGGTGGCAAAGGAAGTTTAATTTAACACTACCAAACTGTCTGAGAATTTCCGATATTGAAAATGTCTCAAGGAATGCTGCACGGTATACGAAGTCAGAATCCCATGAGAGGATTAAATCTTTGTAGCCATTAACAGCAAGCCAGTCCGTCAAGCGCTCCCCGATTTTAGTTAAGTCACTCTTGGTACTTATCCGAAACGGGAACTCTTTAGTCACTGGATTTAAGCGGTTATTATCAATAAGCAAAACACCATCTCGACCAGAGACGGTGACTTGACTAATATCTTTACTTGCCGAACTGTGTTCGACTTCGTTTATTAGACGCAAATCAAAGTCTGTGCTTTTCTTTCCGTCAAAACTAATATAAGCCATACTAAATCATACGCCCCCTTTCTTGTCTGGTGTAGTATGCTAACTCTCTAATTAATCTACGCATATTGTCAGGAGTAAAGAAATCACTATTTCCTTGTCCTGTTGCGTTTAAAGTGTAATTGTTGGTCACATTTGATGTGCTATTAGACACACCGGCAGAACCACCGCCACCAAAACGATAAGCTAAGGAAGCGTTTAGCCCCGAAGTTATTTCAGCTGATTTTGGAATGTCCAAACCAAAGCCAGAAACGAATTTAGCGCTTGCGTCAATTGTATTCTTGGCTAAGTCGTCCATCGAGTTATCAACATACCAGCTGTATTTGTCGATACCAAGCGCCCAACCTTCTGGGATTGCTCGACCGATTTTGTCACGGAATACCTTGGATGGTGAGTTGATACTCAGAGCGCTTCGAGCAGCAGATACAGCGCCATAAGCAATACTTGCAGCAGCATTAGCTACTGATCCAGCCATAGCATAGATACCAGCTGTTAGACCTTCACCAATGGACATACCTGCTCCGTATGCTGAGTTATATCCGCCTTGCATCCCATTTGTAGCATTGTCTCTTAGAGACGAACCAGCGCTATGTGCAGAGCCTTGATGGCTTTGAATTCCGTCTGTAGCGCCAGAACCGAAATCAGAACCCGCTTTACGACCATCACGACCGAGCGAGCTCACACTTGCATTAACTGATTCTTTCAGCGCGTTTGATGCGCCTGTTGCGATTCCTTGGGTTGAAGAAATACCAGTACCGACACCAGTACCGAACTGCGAACCCTTGCTCTGACCGTCTGAGGCCATTGCAAGGAATTGTGCTGAAATAGCAATATTCATGACTGATGCAGCACCCACGGCCAATTGTTGACCTATTCCGATACCACTTGCGATACCTCCACCAAACTCAGAACCTTTCGCCTGACCTTCTGATGCCATACCAGCAACGGAAGTGACTGCCCCAGCCTTCAAGGCGTTTGCAGCACCCTGAACCGCTTCGATACCGCCAGACACACCAGAACTAAGCCCTGAACCTAGTTCAGAACCTTTAGTCTGTGCGTCGCCAAATATGCCATCTAAAGCACCTAACGAAGCACTCTTGAGTAATTCACCAGCCCCTTGTGCGACACTTTGGTTATCTGTGATACCTTGAGCATACTGACCACTTACTTGCGCCCCGCTATTTCTGGCTTCTTCTGGTACACCGTTAAACCCTTGTTTAGCGGATTCAGCTATTCCAGACATTGCTTGTGCAGCAGCAGCAATATTTGATGTGATACCATCTCCGACCTTTTCGGGGATTTCACGGGCTTTAACATCAAAACCTGCATCTTGTAGAGCTTTTCTAAACTCATCACCGATAGCAGTTACCATTGCTTGCACTTCTGGAGCTAATTCAACTCCTGCAGCATTAATACCACGCAAGAACCCTTCTTTAGCCTTGTCCCCTGCCTCACTCCATTTCTGGTTGAGATTACCTAACTGTTCATCTGAGGCTTCTACTAAGGCTTGTGTTTGTTCTGCGGCTTTCGGGCCAGCTTGTCTAAGTTGTTCAATCAATCCCTGATCTAAACCACGACGGGCTAATGTCTCAAGATTTCCAGCCCATTTATCGACATACTCGATATTCTTCTGCAAGTTAGCCGTCATTTGATCCACAGATACGACTGCTTGCTGTTCGATTGCTTGGAACGCATTCTGAACTTCGTTACGCATCGTCTCGTATTGCGAACGCATATCTTCAACCAACTTGCGCTGGCTTTCGTTCATGGTATCCCAAGCCAGGATTTGACGGCCCGAAGCGTCTTCAACTGCTTTAGCGCTTGCTTCTGCAGATTTAACAGCGGTATTAGATGTCTCTTCATACTGAGATTCCAAGCTCTTGAGACTGCCTTCTAGGTCGCTGAGTTGCTTACCAGCTTCTTCTCTGACCTTCTTCAGGGCAACCTCTTTGATTGTGCTGTTACTTGCACTTTCGCCAAGTTTCTCTTCGGCGTCTTTCAGCTTGCTCTTGACATCTGCGATTTTGTCTTCAACTTCCAGCTTCTGCTTAGCAATTTCAACTAAGCGCTGGTTTGCTGCCTCTGCTTCTGCCGATTGCTTAGATACTTCAATCTGTCTACGGATAGCGTCCGCAGTCATGTTGATTGAGCCTGTTGCTTTATCATAGACAATATTCAGGCCAGATACATTATTATTTAATGTTTGAGTTGCAGCAGCAAGCTCTTTCTTCTGGCTAGCTGTTTTCTTTTGGACAGCACTTAGTTCTTCAATCTTCCTGACAAGTTTTTCATTCTCGTCAGCAGTAGCCTTTATTTCACGTCTGTGGTCTTCATAGCGTTCTTTGCCTTGGGCAACCTCATCATTTAATTTCTTGATGGATTCTTTGTGCTTCTCGGACGCTTCACGGGCTTTCTTCTGCTCGTCAGTCTCTCTGGATAGCCAACTAACAAAACCGATTAATGCGCCGACAGCAACGGCTATTCCTGCGGTCGAAAGACTAGCAAACGCAGTGCCAAGCGTTAACGTAGCCCCTTCAGCAACCGTAGCCGTACTGATAAATGACAAGAATGACTGGATCAAACCAGCTACCCAACTCTTGACACCATTAATAACAGCAAGCGCCAACATTGCGCCTTTAAAGGCTAATGCTCCAGCGACTGCTCCCATGATGATTGGAGTCAACGCATCAAAGATAGGCTTCAAAGCGCCCAATACATTGTTTACCGACTGTACGATTGGAATCAGGCCTCTAATGCCGTCTGTGACGAATTTGAAAAAGCCGTTAACACCAGCTTTTAGACCGTCCAAATTCTTGGCGATACTCTTGCCAGTAATAGCCTTACTCAGGTCATCAAAGGCTTTCATGACGTTTGCGATACCTTTTGCAAACGCATTTACAATGTTATTCCAAGAAGTTTGAATACCTTCACTGTTCTTCCTGGCCATTTCTGCAAAACCATTCGTGCCTTGGTTCAGCTCAATCAGACGTTTACTAAACTGCTTAAACGTGATTTCTCCGTTCAGCAAGGCTGAGTAGAAGTCTTTTTGCGCTGATTCACCAGCAAAACCAAATGATTCAGCAGTCTTTTGCAAAGCATAAGGCATGGTCTCTTGCAAAGTCTTCCAAGATTGCATATCAACCTTACCAGCTGATAACATCTGGCTAAATTGTTGCAGACCACGGCTAGCATCTTCTGTAGACGCTCCAGACGCTAGAAACGCATTGTTCAAGGCCAATGTAAGCTTGGTTGATGTCTTGAGGTCGCCAGTCATGGATGTGAGCTTCTGCGTCGTTTTAACAACGTCATCAAGCGTTGTAGGTAAACCGTCGATACCGTCTGATAACTCTTTGGTTGATGCGGCTACATCTTTTGCGCTAAAGCCAAGAGACTTCATGACTTTTGGATAGCGTTCCAGCGTATCAAAACGATTAATCGCTTTGTCTAGAGAAGCGCTGACCAAGTCCATTGCGGAACTCGCCAGTTTAAAACCGACAGCACCAACAGAAAAGTTCTTGATAGATTCTTTGATCTTGTCGAATTTTGACGAACTCTTTTCTGCTTGGTCGCCTGCCGTTTTGATGATGTCTTTTAACTTGACAAAACCGCCCCCGCTCTGGGATGCAACCTGACTGGCTTTTTGAACCAAATCAGCACTTACTTTAAAACCATTTCCGCCAGTTTTGCTAATCACTCCAGCTTCCTTGACTTTTTCAGCAGCCTGCTTAAAAGCGTCACCGCTTGACTTAGATAGCACTCCAGCTTCTTTGATTTTAAAACTTGCAGACTTAAAGCCGTCACCACCTGATTTTGCCGTTTCACTTGCGCTCTTAACCTTGTTACCAGCTTCTTTGAAGCCTTGGCCTGAGCTCTTGGCTTTGTCGCCAGATTCTTTTATTTTGTTACTGGCTTGTTTAAAGCCTTCTCCGCTTCGTTTAGCGTCAGACTCAATCCTCTTCAAATCAGCCGATAAAGAAGATAGCTTCTGGCCGTTCACTTCAACCTCAATGGTTATTTTTCCATCTGCCAAATATTATTCCTCCTCTCTATCTAGACTGTATTTTCTTTGTAGTTTTCGCATCAAGCCCTTGTACTCGCTAGAGTCGTGACTGCTAGGCTTCCATGACCTTATCTGGACAATCTTCATCATTGATGTGTCGTCAGGCAATCCATTAAGCAAAGCCATAAATTCAGCCCATGTCAGCTTCCCTTGCTCGTCTAATAGGTTGATGCCGTATGCTTGTATAAAACTAGCGTATATATCCTGAGCGTCTATTTCAAAATCAATTAAGCGGGTTTTGTCGTCCTCTTCTACTACTGGCATAGGATTTCCTTGCCTGTCATAGATAACAGGGTCTTTTTTAACCGTGATAAAATGCTCGTCAATGTATTTCCAGATTTTAGATGCAAGTTCTGGTTCTTCTACCACTTCACCAGTCATGATTTCAATAGCCAGTTGAAGCTTCTCAATATCATTCAACACATCATCACCGAACATTTCAAAGACATCTAAAACGACATCAAACGAATAATCTATTTCAAAGGTCTTGCCTTCTAATTCAAAAGAGGTTTCAAGAGGTTCGTTCAGCTTCATAAGCCGACCTCCTTATTTTTTCTTTTTCTTTGCCTTGGCTTTAGCCTTGTACTCGTTAGCTCGTGATTTAGCCTTGTTTTTCCGCTCGATGGCAAGCTTTTCAAGTTCTGCACCGATAAGAGTATCGACTTGGTAAAATGCTTCGTCTAGGGCTTCGTAATCAGGGTATACTTCGTACAATTTAGCAAATGTTCCGTCGCCAAATACTACGTCATACTTGATTTCAGTAGTTTTACGTTCAAGTGCCAAGGCTTCATCAACCGTTTTCTTGCTGATTTCACCCTTCTTCAAGTCGTCAAACTTGCCATTGTTAGACTTATCAACGATTTCTTTTTGATATTCGTTGAAACGATTATTTACTTCATCTTCGATTTCAAAAAATCTTGTCAGATTTTCAATAGACGTATCGAACCACAGCTCTACTTCCCCTAATTTGACAGGAAAGCCTGAGCGCTTAACTTCAATTTGAATAGACATATTTTCTCCTTGTTTTTTACAAAAAAAGAGCGCCATCTGAATAGATAGCGCCTTAAAATTATCCCACTACCGCTGATTCTTTTGGAATTGAGTTGTAAGAAATCTTGCATCCGAACTCTTCGAAGTCTGCAGCAGCACCAGAACCAGCTTTAATATCGCTGACTGTTGCGATTCCAACCCATTGTGTCTTGTTGTCTGCTGACACCACTTTGTGCCATACAAGACGGTCATTACCGAGTTTGTATTTAAGACCTGCAATGTGCTTCATAGCCTTGTCTTCTTGGTCATAAGTGCCCTTAAATGTGTAAGATCCTTTAACAGCGGTTACTGTAGTTTCTTCCGTTCCGTCACCGTCATAGTAAGCGGTTGATGTTGTTTGTTCATCAGTATCGTCTGAAATGTCTTCAATCCACTTAGCCAGTTCCAGATAATCTGTCTTTTGAGGTTCTGTGCTAGCGTCTGTCACAGGGGCGATAAAATGCCCGCGCAAGGCGTTTTTATAACGTGCCATTTAATTCTCCTTTTTGTTTAAAATTGTTAGATTCGCAGTAATGTCCTGCAAGTAGATGTAGTAGCCTTGCCCATCTCTTTCGTTAAGAGTCGGGGCGGTTACTGTCAAGTCGTTAAAAATATATGAGTCATTCTTACTTGGTAAATCAAGGTCGAACTCTGACAGCTCTTTGTTGATTTCCCACAAGCACTCACTTGCTTTCTGCTGGTCTTTCGTCTTTATGGCGATTTCAAAAATGAGGTTTACATCTTTTGAACCGTCCATGTACTCTTTCTTGACTTGTCCGCCTGGTAGTGGATAGAGGACTAAGCCCTCCTTCTCGTCCAAAAAATCCAGTCGACATTTCAAAGGTATGCCTAGAGTATCGATAAAAGCGCGTAAAACAACAGCAAAGTCATTGTTATTCTTCGTCATTTAATGCCCATCGCTTTCAATCCAATTTCTGCCCACTTGTTAGCGTGTAAAGGTTTAGCTTTTAAATCCCATCTTTTACCAGTGCCTGGTGTTGAGTATTTGCTAAAACTAAAACTCTTATGCTTGTTGTATGCTCCGCCATAAAATTGAGCTCTGGCATAAGGTGTGTTATAGACAATCTGCGAACCACCACCCGTCACATGACCGCTAGACCTTAGAGGGCCCTTTCTCAGCGGTATATACAGATCCATGTCAATCAAAGCCTGATTGGCAATTGCTAATTGTCCTTTTTTAATATTTGTCTTATTGATTTTTTCCTTAGCCTTGCTCAAGTCTATTTTTAATTTAATAGAGGTCATTACATCACCTCTATCTCATAGCAATAGACCTTATTTTTAAACGGATAATATACAGGGATTATCTTATTGATGATGTACTCTCGGTCACCATCTTTTACAATCCCACTGCGGTAAGTGTCGTCAATCTGCACATCACAGTATTGTGTGTATACGAACAAGACACTCGGTTTGCTAAACGTCGGGTTCTTCGTTCCTGCTGGATTGTTGATAGCGCCTGGTGCATTGTAGTTTCTGTCAAATCGGACAGGAGACAATAAAAGAGGGTCAGAATAAGATTCTTTCCCCCAGTCGTCTTTGTCTGCCTGCTTTTGGATTGTGACAGAGTCAACTAATGCTCGTTTATCTACCATATCTATCAACCCCCGAATACAAGAACCCAGCTGATTTAAGGGCGTTAAACGCATCAAGCGATAGATTATACCCCGAAGCTATTTCATGAGCCCTAGAGGAGCTCTGAGAGCCGTAGGATACGGTTGTGCGACCTAACGTCATGCTTGAGATTGATTGTTTGTCCTCTGCCGTCAAAATACCTGAGCTTTCCAAATAATGCACTTGGTAAGCAGTAGCTAACTTAACAGCCTTTTTCCTAGGCTTAAAATCACTCTCGAAGTCGTTATAGTCGTAAAAATGACGAATAAATAAATCGATTGCAAGTTCAGCCTGTTTCAATCGATCGTCAAAGCCAGCGAACTCATCAAAACCAAGTTCGATATACTCTTCTTTAGTTAAGTAAGCGATAGTAGCCACCTCCTTTTCTAAAAGGCGGTGTTACTCTTCCGCCTCGTCTGTTTCATCAATCGGAACAAAGAACGGGCTAAGTTCTGGGTGAGCTAACAACCCTTTTGCATTTAACTCAACCGCTTTTTGTTCCTCGATTTCATATTTCTTGTTTTCGTCAAATTGGATTTCTTCGCTATCAATGATAAAAACCACATTTGATGTTGCTTTGAATTTTGCCATTTAATCACTCCTCCACTTCATATCCCGAAGCCAAGAAAGCAGATACCTGTATTTGGCTCGCTACAGTGAAAGATACGCCATCTTTAGTCAAAGTAACTAGTCTTGGATTAGAAACAGCCTCGGCTACCTCTTCGGTGATTTCCTCGGTTTTTTTCTTAGCCATTAACTACCTCCTTTTTAAGCAGATTTGTGAACGTAAATCGCCTTTTTCTTGTTATCCAAAACAAATGCATCGTAGCGAATGCGTCCTTCAACCAATTTACCATTGATTCCTGGTGGGTTATCGTGAATCTTGTAGTCTTCCAACTTAACAGGAGATGTAGTAGCAATTGGGTGAGCAATAACAAAGTCTACATTTTCTGGTAGGCGTGATGTTGGAGTCAACACAACAGGAAGACCATCAATCATACCAACTTGGCCTTTGATTGTAATTTCTTGGCCAAGGTCTGAATTCTTAACAAATGTAGGGTCAAGCTTAATCAACTTGTAGAATTTAGGTGATACGTGAAGTACACGTCCAGCAACTGGAACGAATGCGTCAGTAAGTTTTACCTGACCATCTAACACTGCTTCATAAGCGTTATCTTTCGTGATTGCTCCAGTAGCGACATTGTCTGTATCTGCACCAGCCACAATCTTAGAGAAGCGATAAGTATCAACTTCTGGGATCACGACTTCTGAAAGTTGACGTGCAAGAGCTTTGCCAGCTTCCATCACACCGTTTGTATCTTGTTCTGACTTCTTGTCGATGGTAAATGTAAATGAACGGTCTTTTGTCAATACCATTGTTTGTACTGTGTTGCCGAGTTCTTCGGCTTCCCCGTAACGATTTTGACCAGTTGTCTTGTAGTCGTTCATTTTAGATGTTGGTACTGAGTATACTTTTACAGTATCAACGCCCGTAAAATCAAAGTCTTGGTTGATAATTCCTGTAGAAAGGGCTTCTTTGGCAAAGCGCTCATCTACTTTAGCATCAAATTTAGCTGCATAATTTACTGCCATTTAGTTTTTCCTCTTTTCTTGTTTTTATTAAACGCTGTCAAAGCCAGCGAATAGCGCCTTATCTTCTGCACTAAGGTTTTCTCCTCCGTCTGCTGGTGGATTCCCTGTGGTAGAAAATGTCGGTTTAGGTTGTGCGTTGTCTTGGCTTTGAAATAAATAAGGGCTAGACTCTCTCAAACCTTGAATGGTTTCTTCGATGACTGGTTTACCATCTTCTCCCAGCTCGATTTTATCTAGATCGATAAATCTCATGAGGTCATCTGAGTTATAAGCACCTACATCTTTCAACGCAAGAGCAACAGCATTTGTTTTGGTTACCTGAGCCAGCTTAGCTTCGCTATCTGTCTTATACTGGTCAAACTGAGCTTGTAAGTCAGCTAATTGTTTCTTGCTTTCTTCGCTAGCTCCTTCTTTTGCCTGCAAGTCCTTCAAAGCTTGGGTTTGCTGTTCCAGTTGGCCTTTTAACGTGTCGGCTTCTGCTTGCATTTCAGACTTAATTTGTGATTTTGCATTTTCAATACCTGCACCGTACGCTTGCATAATATTGTCAATCACCGTTTTGTCTGTGATACCAGCTTCTGTCAACATTTCCCGTTTTAAACTCATGTCTAAAACTCCTCCTTTTT